AAACGCTTCAGTTCCATTAGTAGCAACTGCCCAGGTATCAGCAGCAGGACCAAAAACTCCGGTGTTTGTATCGTTGTTAACGCACAATGCAGGAGCAGCCGCAGTACCAGCAGCTATGTTAGTTGGCCTAAAACCACCAAGGTTGGGATTAGCTGTAAAAGAGTTAGAACCATCTTTGTTAATGCACTGATTAATACCAGTAGCAAAATCATTATCCTGGGTATCATGCCGACCAGCTTCTATACCTATACCAGACGAAGCATCACCAGCCCAACCGCCTGTACCTGCATTACCCTTTGTGTAAGACCCTCCGCTCCAAGCCATATTATGCCTCTACTAAATTATTTAACTTTTCTAAATTATTTAAAACTTTTGTAACATACAAATATGTTTCTTCAGGTACTCCATAGCGACTATTTTTAGGAGCTCCTGCACGTTCTTTGATTTTAGAATTTTGCTTGTATTTTACACCAAGTCGCTTAACTATTGTTTCCCAATCGTTGCTTTTAGCATCCGATATAGCAGACCTAATACTACCTGGTCCCCAGTTGTATGCCGCTAATCCTAGCTTAACATCATCAAACGCATTGATTTGCTGTTGAAGATACTTACTACCACCTTCTACGTTCTGTTGTGGGTCGGACGGGTCTACTCCTAACATTTTAGCCGTAGCTGGCATAAGCTGCATTAGCCCACTAGCGCCCTTAGAACTTACAGCGTAAGGATTACCAGCCGATTCTACTTGCATTACAGCTTTAACAAGATTAACCGGAGCAAACCCTTCGCCTGTCGGGATGTTTATGTTTTGCTTGCCTACTGTAATAGTTTCAGGCTGAAGTGTTGGCTCTGGCGTTGGGGACACTTCAGCCATTGGACCAACCGCAGATTCTAACTCTGCCCAAGGGTCGGATTCAACCGTAGGTGTTGTAGTCGCTGGAGGTACACTAGGAGTCGTTGCTTGTTGAGTTATTGGCTCAGGAGATCCAAGCCCCATAACACCACGCCCAAACGCAGCGGCTTGTGGTGCTATAGTATTAAGAGCGTCGGTTAGCTGTTGACTACGTTGAGCTGCAAGCCTTGGAGACATTTGCTGCAATCTTTGAGCTTTAGCTACAAACTCTGCCGCAACGTCCGGATTCTGCAACGCTCGTGTTAATGCTTCTGCGGCTAAGTCAGTGCCACGCTGAACAGTAGGTATTCCCAACCCTAATGCTGCTGTGGAAAGAGCTCCTGATATTTTGCCGCCTAGTGTACTCGTTGCACTAGAACGAGCAAGGTTTCCCATCGCTGATACAGTAGCATCTTCTGCTGCTGATGCAGCTAATACTCGCTCAGAACCACCTAAGGCTCTAACCAAACTTTTAGCTTGAATATCAATGTTTTTAGGAGATAACGCAGGAACGTCTGCGGCCTTGGTCGCTTTTGCGGTACGAGTTAAAATATCCTCCCACCCTTGTACTAGCGGCCATATAGGGCTATCTGCATATACCGCACGTTTATCTCTAATCCACTTTAGCTTTTCGTCTACAGTTTGCTTGTTGGCAAAGTCAGCCATTTCACTGGCTAACTTGTTAGGCTCTAAGCCACCTAATACTTTAGCGTACTCATCAGACACCGCAGACTTTTTACTTACATCGGCAATCACATCTTCAGGGTTTTGCTTGCGTAGTAGTTTGTTTAATGGCGCTCTTTGTCCGCTTTCATCGTAAAACCATCGTTGTTTATATTCTCGCCATGCCGTTCTAGCGGCGGTTAGCGCTTCAGTACCTTCTACTGCGTCGATTTTTTTTCCAAGTAAATCAACAATACGATTAGCGAATAGTTCATCTCTACCTCCTTCTGGAGCTGCACGAGATAATTCTAATGCTTTAGAGCGCAAGTCTTGTAACATTCCTACAGATGTTTCTGTGGCTTCTTTTTCTTCTAATTTTTCAATCTTTCTAAATAAATCCCCAAGTTCTCCTTCGGGAGTAAAGACTTTAGTAGTTTGATAAACTTCTTGATTTATATTTTTAGCTTGTTTAGCAATCCCCTCAATAGGAGCAACTATATCCCTAACTTCATCAGTAAATTGTTCAGATGCCGCTTTACGCTGCCTTTCCTTTGCGCCTTGAAGTAATGCTATAGCAGCTTCTCCGCCACGTTTAGGGTTAGGGTCTCCTAAATTAGTTCGTTCTAATGCTGACTGGTTAATATCGTCTAGCTTTTGTTTAGCATTGGCAGCAAACTCAATGTTTGCATTTCCCGCAGGTTGTGTTTTTAATAATCGCTCTGCTTGCGCTAAGGTATCAGAACCAGTCATTTCTGCAGTTGTAAGCGTCTCTGCTGGTAATGTAGATGATAATGCTTTTTTGGCTTCCGAAGCCTTAGCTAATTCGTCTAGTGTAGTAATTCGCCCTAATTCCTCTCCAACCAGGAACTCTGCTTTTTGTGCGGTTTGTGGACCAAAATAATCTGCTAAAACACTCCCAATTTTTTTTACATATGGAGATGCTGCTTTAGCGCCAGGGCCAGCCACTCTAAACGCTGATTCAATCCCAGCTCCCAGAACAGCTTCTTGTGTAGCTTGCTCTAATCGGCTTTCAGTTGGAGTAACACCAGTATAATAATCAATAACTTTCTGTACTGGAACGTCAGCATACGAACCTAATGCTCCACCTAAAACTGTTCCAACTGGACCAAATATAGAGCCAACACCGCCACCAACAATACTACCGCCAATGCTCGCAGCTTCCTCTGGTATCATTCTAGGATTTTCTAGCGCCGATAATCCCATGCCTCCAAGCGACCTAAACGGCTCTGGAATTGCATAAGCACTTTGACGCATACGCTCTAATAGCCCTAATTCTGGCGTAGGCGTAGGTGTAGCAGTAGGAGTTAAGCTAATAACAGGATTAGCGCTAGGGGTACTAACCGCTTCTGCTAACTCATCCCAAACGTCTGCCACTATTGCCCCCTAGCTTGTAATAACGCTGCTGCTGCTGTTTTTTCCGCAGGTGTCATTTTGGTTTTCCAATCAACGCCGTACTTTTCTTTTAAAGAGCTAACAAACATTTGTGCAGCACCCGCTGTGCCTCCAGCCGCTTGTGCGCTTTGTCCTTGGAATACGTTAGGCTCTAAAGGCACTGTTGTATTTTTTTCAGCCGCTTGTCTGTATAGCTGCACCAATGCCGCAGGGTTTTGAGTCCCCGCAGATAGTTTATCCGCAGCTACTCGTAAAGTATCGTTAGCTATTCGCTCAAGAATGTTAGCGGCTTCCTGTGGGCCTACAGAACTGTCCCCAAGTACAATAGTTTCAAAAGTATCGTCTTCTGCGCCACGAGTTGCCAATCCAGATCGTACACGAGCAAGCCTATCAACAATATCAGCCGTTCGTGATTTAAATTGACCGCCAAGAGCAGATATGTTTTTAACGGCCTTGTATTCTGGGAAAGATGATATTTGCCGTAAATCAGCCGCTAGCGTTTTAGCTAAATTAGCATACGGTCCAGCTTCAGATGTTGCGTTTTTAATTTGTTGACCTACCTGTGGAAAATCCTGATCTATTTGTTTGCGAAGGACCATGCGGTCTTCAATCGCCTTGTTGTATTCTTGCATTCGTTTAGACGTTAATTCGTCTTTTTGAGTTATTAAATCTTGTGCAATTTGTTTATTTACTTCAGCACGAGCATTTGCCAATGCTAAATCTGGATCTTCTCCATTACGGATATTTTCCATTTTAAGAGCATCAATTTGCTGTTTTCGTGCAACTGTTGCTTCTGTACCAACGGATGCTTTTAATCTAACTAGATTTTCGTCAAACTCTCGCTGTTGCTTGTCTTGTTCGGCTTTCCATTCTCGCTGCTTTTGCTTGTCTCCTGACGTAGCCGCAGTTTGTAATTCTGCTATTTTTAACTTAGTAGCATCTGCCTGTTGTTGTTTTTCTAATCCACCGGTATTGCGAGCAAGAATTAACGCCATTTGCTCTTCAAATGGTAGCCCTGTTCTTCTAGCCTGAGATTCTTCTCGTATCTTATTTAATTCAAACTCACGCTGTGCTGCCCCTTCTGGGCTTGCATAGAACTGTTGTAGCGCTTTCATTTTGCCAGTTTCTAATCCAGCAGCGCGATTGATTGCATTTTTGTTTTCAAGTTCTTGAGCATTTAGCGCAGTTGCTAAAGTAGATAGCCTTCCCTGATATGTTGGGTCTTCTACGGACTTAATAAAATCAGTACGAGCTTGAGCCGTACCTAAATCCTGCATACTGTTTGCAAGAGTGTTTAACTCTAGCGTATCTCTGGAAGCTTGCTGTCTAGCCTGATAACCTAGTAACGATTGAAGAAGAATCGAACCTAATCCAATACCAACGGCTTGGCCTGTAGAGCCGTAGGGATTGATTAGCTGTGGCGTCATCTGGCCTAGCGTTTGTGCGGCTATACCATAACCAGTATCAGCACCAGTGTAATTAAGTCCTGCTAATGCTTCTTCTAGTGTTGCCATGTTATTTATTCAACCTGTTATTTATTTGACCACCAACGCCCTGTACAAAGCCGGTCATACCTTGAGCTACCGGATTAGGCTGCTGTCCTGGGTATCCAGTATTTAAAGAGTTTCTTTCTAAAATATCGTACTCAGATAATTGAGGGCCGCCGCCACCACCGCCACGACGAGCCATGCCAGCAATACGTTCAGCACTTTTTCTATCGCCAACTCGCATAGCCTCTTCAAATTGACGTTGTAAAGCTGATTCTTGCGATTGATATTGTGCGCCAATTCCCGCCAAGTACGGCTGCTGTAATACGCCCCACTGCTCGTAAGGTCTCATAGCTAATTGACCAGCTTGACCAAATTGCTGATTCTGTACGTTATAGGCTGCTTGCTCTGCGGCACCCATAGCTTCTTGGCGAGCCATGTCTTGCCTATCGTTTAGCGATTTAAGCTCTAGCTGATATTGCTGACTTCCAGGCGCTACCCCTTTGTTAGCCATAGTAGTTTCAAAGTCCTGACGCTGTTGAGCAAACGCCTGGTTATTGCGACGCTCAAACTGGCCCATTACGTTTTGCCTGGCACGATCCATTTCCTGTTCAAACTGTGGCTGATACTGCTCACCGCCAAATCGTTGCAGCATATCTTGGTATGCTTGCCCAGCTCCCATAAAGCCTTCTTCTGTAACTCCTACAGGTGTAGTTGTTGTTACTGATTGCTGTCCAGCTCCCTTCAAAAACTCCAAGGCTTTTTGACCGCCTTGAGACGCTCTAGTTCTGCGGTATTCAGCCTGTTTAGCTGGCGACAAAGTGTCGTATATAGCACGATTTTCTGCCCTAGTAGGCACGTTGCTATTTTTTTTATTATTACCTTTAGGGTCTTTAGTTAATGCGCCTTTTCTTGCCATAATTATACCTGCCCACCTAAATCGTAACGTATTTCAAAGCCATAAATATCTAAGGTGGTATTCTTTATTGCACCACCAAACCGCACCGCCGCACAATGCCCTTGCCCCTTAACTGCGTACCTGTCAAACGTATATTCTACGTCAGCTGACCAAAGACTTCCCCAAGGGCTGCCCCAAGGCGTAAACGTACTTGTAGGGGTTGTAACGCTTGTCACTACCGTTGACCTCTTAAAGTCAGTGTCTAAGCCTAGACTAAGGGTCACGCCTTTTTTGACTTTTAGCAACGGCCTTATATCTTTAAATGCTTTGTAATTTCCTCTACTACCATAAAAGCTAAACGCAGTTCGTCCAGCAAAAGTAATAGCCTGGCCTGATGAGGTGGCAGTAATGGCATCAGCCTGGCCTGCCTCCCCCTTATAAACTATGCCAGTAAGGGATGCATAAAACGGATGCTCAAATGCGTAGCAAGAAGAGTTAGCATGAGCCCCATCAAATAGTCTAAAAGTAGTCCAGCCTTTAGTGTCTAGCGAGTACACTAGAAAGTAATTTTCAGTGCTGGATTGAGGGACTGAGATATAAACCCGCCTACCTCTAGGCCATACAAAGCCAGACCAATCATGCGAAAAATTAAACGTCTCTGCGGCATTGGATATAATAGGATTAACCTTACCGCTTACAACCATTAAGGCTGATGCTGAATCGCTTTGAAATAGCGCTGATATTGGCACTATGCCATCCTGGGTAATAATCCAAACATCGGCATCTACTCTGATAAACGCTCTAAATCCTACTGGCTTGGCTATGTAATAATGAGCCACCAAAGACCAATCTGAAGGACCAGTGCCACTGTAGAAAACTAGCTCGCCTTCTGAGCTGCAAGCAAAGAACAAGTCTTGAGAGGTGGCTGCCGTCTGGTTGGTGTAGCTACCAGCGAATAGCAAGTAACCACCTTTGGTCATTACATACTTAATGTCTAGAATCTCATCTAGCTTTGGAGAGCCGCCGGTTCCAGGTACATCCACAGACGCATGAGCCCAAACAGACATTGAGTTCTTCTGGACAAAGTAAAGTCTACGCTTGTAAGCAGCTACCGAAACTAAATTAGTTAGTCCAGCGGAGCAGGTAAAGGTTACGTTAGCAGCGTTACCTGTGCCGGTATAAACTTGGGGAATATCTATGCCGTTGCATAGGTATAAGTTGTTGGCAAATATCTCTGAGTTAAACCTGCTATCTGTATGCGGTGTTGGGTTAGTTACTGTCGAGACTGTGCCGTCTACTAGTATCTTATAAAGATTGCTATCAGTAGCAGCGATAAGATGCTTAGTTCCATCAGCAAGGGGAAGCTCCCGCATAAAGTTAATTGGAGTTGCTGGAATAGTAGTGCCGCCAGTATTGAATTGAGTATACCCAAGTCTAACTGACGGCGCTCCTGCTCCAGGAAATACGTTTACTAACTCCAGAGCAAACGCTGGATCCATGTTGTCTATTGGACTTACTGCGTCCAACCCCCCGTAAGGAGGTGACATTGTGAACCCTTGAAATGCCATTAGTATTTCTTCATTAATTGTGCTGGTAAACGAGCATTAAACTGCTGCATTTGCTGATTGTATTGGTTCATAGCTTGCTGCTGTGTCCCGTACATTCCAGGGCTTAAACGGTATTGACCACCGTTGTTAGCTGATGCTTGTGGCATCTGCGGCATTGTCATTGGCTGACCTAGCCCGTTTCGTATTTGACCAATATATCGTTGAAAAGGGCCAGCATTATTTAGGTCAAATTGTGGAGCAGATGCGCCAAAATTAGGCATCCCCCTAAAATTATCTGGAGCTACGCTACCTGGATCTATCGCAACATTTCCTGCTATTTCGCCCATTCTCGCTCCGGCTTCGTTGCCATATCGATTATTAAAATCATTTAATTGCTCTGGAGTAAGTTGATTTGCACCAATTAAAGAAGATGGTAAAGTTCCCGAAGATTGCGCTGGAGGAGCTTGTGTAGGACGCTGTATTTGTCTTCCCCCCTTAGTTACAAGTCCACCGCCAGCACTACGATATACGCCAGGAGAAAGCCTTTCTGTGGGTTTATTTTTAGGGTCGTTGCGTAATGCTCCACTTAGTTTTTTGCCACGCTCTGCCATTATTTCTTCTCCTTAGTTTTGCCGTAATTTGCTCTTAATGCTTCCTTAACTGTTTTAGCTGGACCAACTTGCCCCTTGTCATTCATATACATTCCAGGGGATACACGAACTACTTCGCCTTTTGGTGGCCTTTGTGGTTTAGGAGGAGTAATCCCAACACCAGCCTGTTTAGCAAACTTTGATTTGCCCATCATAGCTTCAATGTTTGCCATTACTTCCGCTTCGTTTTTAGCGTTGCTCGTAGCAGCGTTGACTAACATTCCTGTATATTGACCAGGGAAAAACTTAGCTTTTGGATCGTCTGCGCCGTATATTCCCCTAATCATTGGGTCTATTTTATCAGATGCAAACTTAGCTAATGGATTAGAAAAATCCACATCCCAAGCGTTACGATTAGTTTTTTCGTCTGTGTTTTTGTATTTAGTCTTACCGTCTAGTCCAATGTTAAACTTAGAGCCATCGGCAAGAGTAACCATGTAGTCTTTATCTGCTACGCCTGACTCTTTTAAGTCACCACGAAAATCATCACGCAACGCCTGAGCATTAGACTTGCCTGAAGTCATCATAGCGCCAATAGAGCGTTTGCCCATTAACCGTAATGCTGTATTTGGCAAAGCACCTGTAAGCAAATTTACACCTTGATTTGCCCAGTCGGCTCTATCCCCCCTGCCACGAAGAATATCTTTCATGCCTGTTTCCCAAGCATTACTAGCAGCTAAAGCAATAGCCGCAACTGGCAAAGCAACTGAACCAATAGAACTTAAAGTAGAAGCTCCTCCAGTAGCCCCTAATGCGCTTTGACCGCCTAATAATGCAGGCTGAGCTACAGCTCCAGGAACAGCAGCAGCCCCACCTGCTCCAGCAGTGCTAGCCCCTACTTTTGCTCCGGCGGCACCCGCACCACCTGAGCTAAATAACCCACCTATATTTGGAAATCCTCTCATAGCTTCATTTGTTATTATGGATCCAGCTATAGCGCCTCCAGCCTGAGCCAATCCACCTTTTTGTTTTGCTGCGGCCTCTTCTTCGGCAATTTGCTGCGGTGTCTTAGGTTGACCAAAAACGCCCGTAGTCTGATCGTAAGCTTCTCTATGACCTAGCCCTTGGCTAGTAAGCCAAGCGTAGTAAGCTCTAGGATTACTTCTAGCAAACTCCGGAGCGTTAGGATTCATCGCTTGCTCATTCATTATATCCAGCTCCCAAATGCAGCTATTCCACTTCTTGCAAACTGAGTAGGTCTGCTAAACCCACCTGCGTAAATCACTTTACCTGCTTTAGTGCGGCCATACTCTTCATGCAGTTGCATATCAAACTGCGGCCTAACACCTTCAAGTCCATGTATCTGAGCAAAGCGTTCTAGTATGCCCTGCTCAAGTAGCTTCTCTTGAAATATGCTTGTATCTGTATCGGCTCTAAACTCGCTGTACGGGCCGTTGTAGTAGGTCCATGTCACACTACCATCAGACACACTTCCGCTTGTATGCGTTGGCGCTGTGGCTCCTGTAGTGCCTCCAGCCGTAGTTGTGTAGTAGTTGCCATTGTATATGCAGTAAGAATTGGCAGCAAATGCGGTAGAAGTTACCCATGTTCTAGGCACTACGGACCTATCAGCTATATACTCAAATATTAGTACCTGCCCTGCTGTGTTTGCTCCAGGTGTAGGACTGATAAACAATTCGTTATTACCTAGCCCTCTAATCTGAAAGCGTTGGTAAATTGTAGGCATTAATCCATAGCCCTGAAGCTGTGCATAATCCTGCTCAGAGATAGGGCCAAGGACACGCCACCTAGTGCTTTGATTCCAGAATGTCTCGTACTGGTAACTAGAAAAAGCCGCCGGTAGAGGGTAGGTTGACTGCCCATCTACCAGCGTTATTGAGCCAGCGGCGTAGCATTTTGGCCAAGGATACGCCTCAAAAATATCACGATTAATACGTTGAGCTATCGCTAAAAGCTGCTTAGTTGTCGTCTCTGTAGAGGTAAAGATATTAGACTCTACGGTGTAGCCAGCTTCGTTAGCGACATTCTGTATAACCGTAGCTATGCTCATACTCTCCTTGGTCTACCCCTTAGCCTTGGCGTTGCTGTTGGCTCATCATCTAACGGGTCAGATGTACGCTCATCACGCAAGTCTGTTCCCTCGCTAGCCTCAATACGCTGCATAAGAAGCTCTAACTTCTCTTCTAACTTTGCGTACTTTGTCTGATATTGCTCTAGCTGGACTTTAAGTTTAGCTACATCATTCTGATCAGAATTAGCAGCAGCCAACCACTCTTTAGCTAGTTTAACAAACTTGGATAGTGTTCCTAGTTTGCGCTTAGCATCCT